AAAATGGCCGGGGTTAACGAAAAGCAATTTAGATCCGGTGGGGATATTCCGTTCAGCGGTGATGACATTAGGGAAGCTGCGGGGATGGAACCTGGCGCAGAAGAAAACCCCGGCGGCGAAGAGCTAGACGATGTCGAAGAAGACTAAAGCAGATCCTACAGGGCAGGCAGCTAACAGAAATAATGGCACCCGCAGGCTTGCCACTAGATTGCTTCGGGCTGAGTCTAGGGTTAAGGATCTGCTTAAAGCAATTCCGCGCAAACGCCGACGTATAACTAAAATTCAAAACGCAGAGCAAACAGTTTTTTATGATTACGAGCTAACAGCGCAAGATCAAGAGCAATTAAACGAGTCGGTACAGTTCATAGTTAACGAAGAGTTGCTGGAGACGCAAACGGGTAGAATGCCGTTCATTTGGTACTGGAAAAGCAACGTAGAGCTACCCTACCGACAGGGCACGCTTGAAGAAGTTCGAGATTTTAACCAATTAATTGCAGCGGCTACAGTTGCGGGATTTTTTGCTAAACGCATTGCTCCGCAAGAAATCCCGTTTAATCAGGTTATATTTTCTGATGCGTATCGTGACCCTTTAAATAAAGCATACGTTAGCAATTTTAATTCAATCAAAAGCTTGAGCAGCACGACGGCGGCGCAGGTTATTCAAAGAATTAATAGCGGCATATCATCAGGATTGAGTACGGTTGCCATTGGGGCTGATATAAGCGAACGTTTCGACGTAGCAAGATCGAGCGCTCAACGTATAGCGGAAACAGAAATAAACAAGGCTTACAACGACGCTAAATTGAATACAACGGATTTAATGGCGGACGAAACAGGCTTAAGGTCTGCCGTGGTTCATATATCTGCGCTCACTCCCACGACACGCTCACACCATGCAGCAAGGCATGGCAACGCGTATACCGTGGCGGATCAGCTTCAATGGTGGGACAGTGGAGCAAACAGAATTAATTGCAAATGTACAACACGTTCGATTTTGCTTGACAAGCGTGGTAACGTGGTACAATAAGAGATTAGAGGAATAAATAAATGCCTAAACGTATAATGGTTCAGTGTAGGACCGCTATAAATGCCGACGCGGTACGTCGAGAATCAATCGACGGAGTAGAGCATATCATAGTTAGTTCTGCCACGCTACCCGATGATATTGTAATGAATGACGGCCTGTATTCTGCGGATGAAATAGCCTCTTCGTTTAATTCGCTTGATATGACATTGGCACCAGTGGAACACCCAACAATTGACGGTCAATTTTTATCTGCCAACGATCCAAGGGCTATTCACTCTTTTCATGCCGGTGCATTTAACACAAACATTCGGCAGGACGACGGGCGCGTCCATATTGACAAATTTATTAATGTTGCTGAGGCGATGAAGACCGACCGGGGCAAGCGTCTACTTGATCGCATCAACGAGTTAGAAACTAGCGAAAAACCACGGGCTATTCATACCTCTGTAGGCGTGTTTTTAACTCCCGAAGAATTAGACGAACCGCGCACGAATGCCGCTGGCGACAAATATACATGGATCGCCAGGGAAATGGATTTTGACCATGACGCAATCCTTTTAGATTCGGTTGGTGCCGCACAACCCCACCAAGGCGTTGGAATGGGCGTTAATGCCGCTGGCGAAGAAATCGAGGTTCACAAATTTGACCTAAGCGTTAATCAAGATCAGTCGGTAAGCGACCTACACCATGCGGTCACAGACGCACTTGAAAGATCCGCGTTTAGTGTGGGTTTCATAGAAGAACTTTTCCCAGATCACGTTATTTTTCAGTCTGGTGATAATTTATTTGATGTGCCTTTCGTCGTTGACGAACAGGGCATTGCAACCGTAGTCGGCATTCCGTTACCAGTTGAGCGCAATGTCACTTTTACCCCAAAAACCAACCACCAAACAGGTGACAAAATGAAGGAAATGATTATTAACGCGCTCAAAACTGCGGGTGTTGAGACAGAAGGTTTGTCTGACGCCGAACTTTTCGACGCGTACGGAAAACTCAATACTGAGCAGCCCCCTACTGAGCAGCCCCCTACAGAGGATCTATCTGAAATCGTAGCCAATGCCGTAGCCAATGCTGTTAAGCCGCTTGGTGAACAGCTAGAAGCGCTCAAGGCCTCTGGTGTTGCTGCGGGCGTTGCAGAAGTAGAAAGCTTGTCGGAAATCGTCGCTAACAGTGGCAAATATCCCGCTTTAGATGCAGAAAGCGCCAAGTTTTTACCCCTCGAAAAGCTCAAAGAAATGGCGGCTAATTGTTCGCCATCCTTCGGCTTATCCCCTGTAATTAATAGCGGACAAGATGAACGATTCGCTGTACCTGCTGAAATGCCTGCTTAAAGGAGACTAAAAATGTCTATCAAAGGAAAGCGGGTTATTTATGTCGGCCCTGCTGATGGGTCAAATGCAAAGCCTCTTTATGTGGAGGGTCGGCTAGATGTTTCTATAGCCCTACCGGGAACGATAATGGAGGGCGTGCCAGGTGGTATTCGTGTTAGCCAAAAGCCCAGCACTAGCTTTTTCCGTGAAATGCTTGTGGCTGATAAAGATACTAGCCGCTCAAAATCTGTTGATGATGTGTGGCCGATGGGGGAAACATTAGTTGCTATTCAAGGGCGTTCTGGCGATTTTATAAACGCTCTCGTTGAAGATGGGACTAACATTACAGAGCGAGGCGCGCCGCTTTCGTTGAACGGATCGGGAATTTTGAAACTTGCCAACATTCCCGCCACCGTTGGTGTAACTAGTGATTGGGTCATTGCTTACAGCGATGAAATTATAAACGTATCGGGCGCTGATGCGCTTGTTAGGGTAAGGGTGCCGTAAATGTCTGACAAAGGAAAGCGACTAATTTATGTTGGTCCTGCTGATGGAGGTAATTCTAAACCGCTTAATATTGAGGGCGTTATTTTAACGGCTTCTGTATTGCCTGGAACTATTCTCGAAGGTAGCGGCACAAGTTTGGCCACAAACGTTAATCCTGCTACAACTTTTGGACAGGAACTTATTGTTGCTGATAAAGATCAACAGCGCTCAAGATCTGTTGATGATGTATGGGCGCAAAATGAAACAATTGTGGGGATTAAGGCCCGTTCTGGCGATTTTTTAAACGTGCTAGTTGCCGACGGTAACGATATCACCGCTCAAGGCGTCCCGCTTTCATTGAATGGTTCGGGGCTACTAAAAGTAGCGACTGTACCGGCAACTGTGGGCGTTACTAGTGAGCAAGTGCTCTGCTACAGCGATGAAATTATAAACGTATCGGGCGCTGATGCGCTTGTTAGAATTAGGGTGGCGTAAGGAGAAAAACATGCTTTTACAAAAAGAAATTATCGGCAATAGCCGTGCGGGTCGGGCGCATTGGGTCGAGGTTCAGGCCGCAAGACGACTTGCTAACAACCATAACAACATGTTGGCGCGGACCGCTGGCTTGCAGGTGAACGAAGGGCTGATCCCTCAAGATGTTTACCAAGAGTTCGACAACGTTACTGTTGAGCGTTTCCGCTCGGATGACGGCGACACATACTTGAATGATTTATTAGCGCTGTCACGCTCTATAAACATCGGAAAAACGGTTCATAAGTTCCGCCAGGTATCAGACGCGGGCAATGCTCAAACGTCTATGACGGGGCAAATTGGCGTTAAAATGGATCAAACAGAATACACTTATGACGGCTCCATTGTACCGATTCATGACACTGGATTTAGCCGAAATTGGCGTGAATGGAACGCGATGACTTCCGAAGGTTTCGATGCCTTAATTGATGATCAGCGGGAAAGTGTCGCTACATTGCGAGAGAAACTTGCTGGGAATTTTCTGGACGGCCACACTGATACATCAGGAAATTTTATCAAAGTTGACGGGCTAGATTGGCAGGGAATGCGCGGTGATAGTCGCGTTGCTGCTATTAACATTGGTGCGTCTGGCATTAACTTTGATTTCACTGACAGCTCAAAAACTGGCGACGAGATCAAAGCGGCATTTATTCAAATTCGTGATGTAATGTGGATTACGAATAAGTGTGAAAAAGATATCACTTATTACGTTAGCCGGGAAATTGCGAGCAACTTTGAACGCAAGTTTTCGACTCAATATGATGCTAAAATCATCATGCAAGAGATGGCCGATTTAATGGGCGTTGCTGCTATCAAAGTTAGCTCTAAATTGACTGGCAATGAGCTTATGGGCTTTCCTTTGGACGCTAATTCTGTTCGTCCAATGGTAGGAATGGGTATTAACACTGTCGCAATGCCAAGACCTGTTTATAACTCCAATTATGAGTTTGTAGTTTGGGGTGCAATCGGGTTTGAAGTTCGTACCGATTTCGCGGGCAACACTTGCGCATTCTTTGCTAGCGACCTAGGTTAAGGGGATTAAAATGGCAACATCAAAAAAACCTACGCACGTTGTAGGCCACCGTCGGCTTTATCTAGCTGTTAAAGGCAAAATGGAACACGTTGCAAAAGGCACGCAGCTTGCTTTAACTGAAAAGCAGGCCGAGGGGTTGGGGCGTAAAGTTTCGTCTCTTAGCGATGTTAAATCATTGGACCTAGAGCCTGATGCCGGTAAATCTGCTTAGTGTTGCATTAGTAACGGGCGAATGGACCGACCTTTACGAGTCTACGGGAATTCCCGTAGGCTCTAAGTTAGGGGTTCACAATATAAGCTCTTCTGATATTCGTCTGACGTCTGTTTTATTACAGCCGCAGACGGATTCAGACATGTATCAAATCATTCAGCCTAATAATCTACCAATGACTAATGACACTGGGGACCAAGGGGCGTGGGCAATGAGTCTTAGCCAGAATTCTAAATTGCAAGTGTGGCAAATTCTATGACGTGGAAACCGCTAGTAGAGACAGTCACAGAGGATGAAGGGTTGATAATGTCTGCGGCTGCGTTTCGCGTTCGGTCGTTAGCAATGTTAGGCGCTATTGTGTGCGAGTTAAAATTGTTGAATGCTCGATTTGAAGAAAATTTTGAAACAGGAATTGAGGATATTGATATATGAGCGGGACAACGTTAATAGTCGATGGGTTATCAAGTGAATCCGCACGCGTAAATAAAGACGGGCAACTTTCCACCTTTGCCCAGGTGATTTCAAATAGTCTAGCGGCATCAATAAAAGGTGACAGGTACAATATCGGGGCGGACGGGTTTGTAACGCTTACCGATGATAACGAAACACCATTAATTTACATTCAGAATAACGAGCCTGAAACATTAGGCTGGGCGCTAACTTTATTATCACTAACAACCGCAGCAAGCGACGTTGCAGGCGATTGGTTCGTGTCTTTTTACGTTAACCCGATCTCGGGAACGATAATCACGGGCGGCGATGATGCGCTTATTATTTCACAGAATTTAGGGTCACAAAAACCGCTAGAAGCGACTGCTAAAATAGGTTCAACGGGGGATACGCTGGTGGGCAATATTAAAGTTGACAGACTCGTTCCAATGACCCCTGCTGTAGTGAATATTCCACTCGATGCTATCGTTATGCCGCCTGGCACATCGTTTGCAATGACTGTTACCCCACCCGTGGGCAATACTTCTATGAAAGTTGATATCGGTGTCGCAGTACTAAGGTTAGAGGCGTAAAAAATGACTACATTAAAAGGTGGTGATAACAGGTACACGGCATCAGTCGATAACACTAACAGACTGCTAACGCGGACAGTGGCACGGGATGACGCAGTAGACGCGGGGGTAAGAGGCGATGCTTATTTTATTTTAGTTCCTGAAATCACGCTAACCACCGATAACCCGTCTGCTGTGTATGTTTATCAAAATGACGAAGACCGAGATATTATATTAAAAGCTTCAATTACCTCTGCTGACGTTTCTGTTGGTGGCGCTAGTCAGGTCTACCAATCATTCAGGGTGTCAGGGCCAGGAATGACAATGGCAGACGGCCTCGGCGTACCTGTTCCGGTCGCTAATGTTATTTTCGGCTCTAATAAAACACTTGCCAACACCTCGGAATTAGGGCAGGAAGGCGCAACAATCATAGGCGGTGGCCCGACTTCCCCTCTATTTTTCCCCACTGGCACTGCTCAAGTTAACGAAGTGTTCATAATCATACCTAAAGGCGTTGCTATTGGGGGGTTAATCACGCCCCCGGTGGGAAACACTTCGATGGGGGTTGTTTTACTGATCGAGGTCTACTTGAGAGAGGCCTCAGCGATATGACAAGCCCGTGTATCATCGTTGATCCTGACACCAATCAAGCCGCCAAGGTTTCGCAGTTCGGTCAGCTAATTAGCGCACCGATTGCTTATAGCGATGCTTCAGCTAAAAATTTGGATGCAGTCGGCACCGCTTTTAATCTTGCGATTCCTGAGCACGGGAAAGGCATAGTCATCACAGACGTAATAGCGAGTGCTAACAACACTGTTAGTAATACTGCTCCGGCAGATATTATTATTTATGAATCCGATGCGGCGAACTCGCTTACTGAGCTTGCTGTGATAGTTCGTCCCCAATTAACTAGGGCAGGCAATTTCATATTGACAGGATTGAACCTACTCACCCCAAACGGGGTTTGGATCAATGCCAAAACGTCGGATAACAGTGTTTTAGTCACGCTAATGTTTTATAGAGTGGGTTTCTAATGAGCAGAGCAACAGTTTCAGAAGTGCGAGTTATATTGCCCTCAACTACTGGGTTAACTGACCCTCAAATTAGGGCATCGATTGACGCGGCAACCTGTGTTGTTGACAGTATTGTTAGCTGTGCGAATCTAACCGAGTCGTGCTTATTACAAGTTGAGATTTGGTTGAGCGCTCACTATGCCGCTGCTACTGAGCAAACGCTAGCCTTAGCATCAGAGACCGATGCTTGTTCTGGTGGTCGTGCTGTATACGGGTTTGAAATGGGTGAAGGCGTGAAGGGTTCGCCGTATGGTCAACGCGCAAATACGTTATCACGAGGCTGTCTTGCTGAATTAGATAAACAGCCCACCAATTTATTTAGTATCGGGTGCGTGTAAATGTCATTGTTAGCTAGAAATTTGGCGCGAAGTAATAAAACGGTAATACTTCAAAACCGGGACATAGCACCGCCTCTTTTTGGTTCCACTAATTTTGATGAAACGTTTTCAGGTGATACCGACCCACTGCAAGCTATCGTTAAAACTCCGCGAGGAAAAACATTTTTCGATGGCGTGGGAACTGACGTTAATGTAACTCATGAAATCATTATTGCTTTTATCGAGGGCGTCACTGCGGAAACGTGGGTACTGTTTAAAAGCCGAAGAATTGATATTTTAGCTGTTGAAAATTGCTGTGAGGATGACACCGTTTTAATTCTAACGTGTAATGATCGCGGTAATGGCGAGGCGTCGAAAGCATGATTAAAGTAGACCGCGCAAGCCGAAAAGTAATTCATAAAATCGAGAATTTACGCGGCTTAACTAAATCTGGCGTAGAGTTCGCCGCTTATACTTCCGCTAAGGGGCTGGTAAAGACTATTAACGCCGAGATATTGCATAAGCCTAAAGGCGGAAGGGTTTACGTGATAAGATCCGCCACAGGCCGTAAGCGAAGGCATAGAGCATCAGCACCGGGGGAGACGCACGCAAACTTAACCGGCAAACTTAGAAAGTCGCTAGGGTTTAAAGTAAACGTAAACCAATTAGAATATGGCTATGGTGTTGTAAAAAGCGATGCGCCCGCGTACGCCGCAGATGTAGAGTTTGGAACCAAAAATGTGGCGGCCCGTCCATCACTGAAAAACGGGCTTAAAAGTGAACGCCGAAATTTCCAGAATAATTTCGAACGCGAAATAGGAAAACGGCTAGAGGGAAAAGGTTTTTGAAAGCTAAAGATATTGTTAATCAGTTAGCGTTAGTACTGCCTACGCAAGTGGACGATTTCACCACCCAAATATCGGTGGTAGGGATAACTCGCGTTGGAACTACTGCCACGGCGACCACTGCCACACCTCACGGCCTAACCGTTGGAAAACAAGCCAACATTAACGGCGCACAAACCCCAATAGTCATTACTGATATTGATCGCGTGGGCATTGTTGCAACGTTGACCACTGACACTGATCACGACATGACAGAAAACGCGGGTTTTAACGTTCAAATCAGCGGCGCGACTGAATCAGAATTTAATGGCACATTTGAACTAATCAGCGTTCCCAATCGACGCACCGTATCATTTATGATCGATGATAGCGGCCCTATTTCCGGTACAGGTTCGCCCCTGCTGCTGAATGGATCCAATATTTTTGCAACATACAATGGATTAAGAGAAGTAACGGCGGTTCCTACCGCTACTACTTTTGAATTCCCGGTAACTGACGGCATATTCACCCCGGCCAGCGGCACTATTATTGCCAAGACTAGCCCGCGTGTTTCATCCGCAGTTACTTTTGATCGGCTATTGGAAGCGTACACTAGGCAAAGCCCGGATGAAGGTTGGGTTTTTGTTGTTCTCGGTGATGCTGTCGCTAGTAAAAATAGACAGATTGACACTGACAGTACTGACAATTTGCAAATCGGTAACTATTTCAACCAGCGGATTATCCAGGCTGTTAATATTTACGTTTTTTTACCCACAACAAACGAGATAGCCGGGACTGTTGCGAGGGATCGCTGCGAAGAGTTATTAAAGCCAATCTGTAATAGCATTTTAGGGTTTAGATTTCCCAGTTTAGTTGAGAATTCTAACAACCCGCTTATGTTGACGGGCCACGGATTGCAGGCATATAGCACCGCATTCTACGCCCACCAGTATGTGTACGAGTCAACTATTCAGTTAGGGCAATCTGATGTGTTTGTACCCACTGACGATGTAGCGTTTAGATGTATCGACATGACCATGGGGTTAGATGTAGGCACTGAAACGTTCAATACCATCATAGATTTAGACGATCAGCCGTACGAAGCCGCCATGCCACCCACCGGGATCTACTCAAGCAGCTTTGGCGCGCCTACTGCGCTGGACGATGCAAACGTTAGAGGCGGTTTGATTCGGGTCAAATGGAACACTATAGAAGCTGTGCAAGGGGTTTATGATTTCTCTGCAATTGATGCAGAACGCGAGGACATAATAAGCCACGGTGTTGATTGGTCGCTTGCAATTATTGCCGGGGGAGACACGCCCGATTGGATGATTGACGATTTGGGCGTGGATTACTTCGACATCACTACCCCATCACTAGAGGATAAACGCGTTCCTAAAATGTGGGATTCGTCTATTCCTAATGACAAATTGAGATTGCTGCTTTTCGCTTTAGCTGAAAAATACGGCGATGATGACACGTTACGTCTTGTGTACCTTCCTCAATATACCGTGAACGGAATTGAGGGGCATTTTAACGGAGTCAGTGACAGCGAGTTGTTAGGGTTTGGCTTTACCGCCGATGCTTGGGTGGATGGTACGATTGAAAATTGTAGGAATATTTCCGATGCTTTCGCTAATAAAAGTTCTGCTGTAGAATTGCATTATATTTTGAGCACAACGGTTATTCCTGATCGAATTATTGACGGCTTAGCTGAGGATTCCACGCTAGTTAATGTCGGTATAGCTTCTTGGTGGTTGTCTGGCAAAACATCATATCAGCCCGACTTAATCACTAGCATGACCGCATTCACAGGGAATAAGTACTCACAAGTAATAGCGCGATCTGACCAAACTTCTAGATTTGAAGACGACGATTACACTACTATTTTCCCCCAAGCTA